AAGAACTAACTAAGTCCTAGCGTAGTTAGGTTTCTTATCTTGTTCTTGTTTTTCTTTCAGCTTTCTTTTTTCTTGATACAGCTGAAGCTCTTTGACTAGCAGACATTGATCTAGCTTTTGCAGCAGGTACACACTTAGGATAGTTCTTTCTTTTTTCACCACCACTACGACCACACTTGGGAAAGCCACCACCTTTTTTTTGGATTAGCAATGTCTACCCAGTTAGCTTGTACCCATGATCGTAAACCTTTAGACATTATTTTTTCTTTCGTTTTGCTTTAGGTTTTATTCTACCAGAACATACACCACTTGCATACATATTTGCGTACGCAGAGGGGTATACTTTAAACTTTCGTTTAGCAGCAGCTTTACCTTTTGCACAAAGTTTAGCCATTACTTTTTCTTTTTAGCTTTTGACTTCATTATCTTTTTTTGTAAAGTTTTTTGTTTCTTTGTTAGTTTAGGTAAAGTTTTTTTACCATCATGTTTAGCTGTTAGTTTTTTTTACTTACCTTTTGATTTTGTTCCAAGTTTTTTTTCTTGCCACACTTACACTTTTTGTTTCTTTTACTAAAATTAGTAAAGTCCATAGTTAAAACATCATTGATCTTTTGATTCAAACCATCTATCCAACCAATGCATTCCATCTTCTTCTTGCTTGTCTTATTCTTGAGTTAGGATCATTCCTAGTTTTAGCTGATGATCTTTCTTAATTGACCTGCACTGATCTTGCACAATAACTTTTTCTACGAGCTTTAGCATCTTTAGTAAGTCCACTCTTTTTAGTTACTGCAGTTTTTAATTTAGATCCTGGATTAGCTCTTCTATATCTTGCTACACCTTTAGCTGTCATACCAGCACCTTTCTTTGTAGGTCTGTAGTTTGCGTTTTTACCTTTAGTAGTTTTTCTTATAGCCATTATTCTAATATTAATTTTTTAATTGATTTACTCACCATCAATATTATCTTCTAAGTTCTGCTTTAGATTTAATACATTGATACTCTACATTATCATTATTTTTCTTGATGCAACTCTTTTACCTTTTAAACATTCACTCATAGATGGTTGTATTCTATGTTCTTTAATCTCATTATTTACAATCATCAATAATGCTACAACTGTTTCAATCATTAATGACCATTACCATTCTCTCTTACTTTATCTTTTAATTTTTCTATATCTTCTAATGCTTTTTCTAATTGTTTTTGAGTAAATTCTATATTAACTTTGTTAGTCATATTTTGTTCTTGATTTTCTGCTAATTTTTCTACATCTTCAAATAAACTGATTCTAATAACATAAACTGTTCTTGATCAGTAGGTTTCTGTTCTGATTTTTTAAGTAGATCAGCTTGGAATAATTCTCTTGATGTCTCTAGAGATGTAAGTCTAGCAGTAACTTCTGTATAAGCAAAGACACCCATAGCAACAGCTATAACGATACCAATCATATTTTTAATTGGCATAGCTACTGATGTGTTCTCTGATACTTTCATTTTTATATTTCTTTTTCTTTTTTTTCTTACCAGTTTGTTGAGATAACATACTTGTTTTTCTACTGTATTGTTGTGCAAAACTTTTAGTTATCATTTCTTTCTCATTATATCTGCACCTTTAAGACCATAGATTGCAGAGATTACACCTATAAATATAGCTTGATACCAATAAGGTAGGTTTTTAAAATACTCAAAGAATAAGTCTAGCTTTGCACGAATGTCAGGATCGTCAGAGAAAACAGAATAAGCCAATAGCAGCATAGGAAGGGATATAAGAATGAGTACAAACTCATCTTTCCAACCATTATCATTACTCTCAATAATCTTCGCTTTATATTCCAGTTCACCACTACTCATCTTTTCTGCATGACGCATTTGTGCATCTGCCATCAGCATTTTTGTTTGCTGCTTTTTTTTGTATATATGAGATCCTGCTTGAACTGCAAGTTTAATCGCACTTAACCACATTATCCTACTACCTTTCCATCTTTCCACTCCATGTCTGGCAGACCATTGTCATACTTCTTACCATCATAAGTTAAGACTTGCTTTCTATTTGATCCTGATTCGTTGTAAGATACATGAACCCAACCACCAGCAGGATCATCTGGATTATAAAACTCTAATATTAATTGGTCAAAGTCTACATTGTTTTGTAACCAATAAGCTACTTGAATATTAGGTACACCTGCAATCTCAAAGTCTACTGCCTGACCTTTTGCGTGTTGTGAAGTTTTCTTTGAACCAATAGCTTCGCATAATGCTTCTGATCTATATCCTGATGTAACAGTTATAGGTTTCTCAAACTTAGCTCTTACTGGTTCTAGTATTTCATAACAAACATTCTCAAGGTTTTTAATATCACCAGCTCCAGGTGTATTATCAATACCCTTACGAGTTGCTGTCATTGATTTAGTAAATTCTTCTAGTTTAAAATGTTTAGATAGTTGCATAAATAATTTTTACCTTTAGTTTCTTTTGTTCCATAGTTGTTTGGCGGTTGATAAGAGATCCTTTAGCTATTTCTCTTATAGCCATCACTAGGGATGTAATCTTTTTTTCTATAATTTTTAGTTTTAACATCATAAGCAGTATACTCACCTGTAGTCATATTTAAAGTAACAATATCTACAGGTCCTAGTCCTCCAAGTGGTGTAAATACAAGGATATTTGGGTCTTTGGCAAGGTCAAGCTGTGCTTTCAAGTTCATTAACAAGTCCTGTAACCGCTTTCTTTCTTCTAGCCATAAAGACCTCCTATTAAATATTAAAGTTTTTCAAACAAAATAATTATAATTGTAAACATCCCACCTATAAGAGCTGACATAGCATAATACATATGTTTTTTATATCTTTAATTTCTGATTCTATGTTGTTAATTTTTTGATGAGTTTGCTTTTGCATGATACGACAAAGTTTTTCGTGTGATTCTATTCTTTCTAGTGCAGAGTTTTTAGGCATTCAGCAGAACCATTACCAGTATATTTTCCAATTTTTGCTATATCCAGTTTTACTTGCAAAACAGTAAGCTACATAAGTATCATTATTACCATTTAATGCACCAGTATCTCCAACACTAAAAACACTAGTTGTTGGTACTGTATCAGCATAATTATCTCCATCTGCTACTGCATCTGTTGTATTAAGTTTTAAATACTTTTGCCAAGGAATTGATGTATCAAGGTAATCTGAACCAACTAACCAATCAGCAGTATCACTTAATCTTTTTGGAAATATTATTTGTGGTTTAACCCCAAGATGATGTGGAATTTGATGTCCAGCAGTTCCATTTCCTGTCCATTTAACAATGCTAAATCCTGCTGTTGTATTTACAGAATAAGAATATGCTTTTCCTGTACCAGAACCTGTTGTAGTTCCTGAACCAGTTGTTCCTGCTTTCCAATTCCATGCTACAAAAGTATCACCACTATCACCAACCAACAGTAAATCCATCACTATCAAAAGAAGTTAAACTATTTGTAGTTAGTATTTTGCTGCAGAATTATCATTAGGTAAATTACTTTTTGTTGCACCTCTTACTGCATCAAATAAGTTTATGACCATTTGATCATCTCTATCTTTTAATCCATACCAATCTGGTTGAAAACCTACTCCTGTAATAGATTGTGTTCCACCATTACCTGTATAAAGTTTAGTATTAAAATAATCTGTAGATTTATTAATTGTTGTGTATGCCATTATAAGTTTAATCCTTTTGTTGATAAAGCAGTATAACCTGTTGGTACATCATATTCAAATATTCCATTACCACTTGCGTTAGTTCCTGCACTAGATACTGCTGTTGTTCCGAAGTAGCCATTGCCGAAATTTGTATGAAAGAAGGATTTAAAGTAGCAAAAACATTACTTGGACAATCTTCTGTTTTTGTAAGTGTACCACCACCTAATGTAAAGTTATTAGAGTTAGATGATTGGTCTGTAATTGTGTTTCCATCTTTTAAAATTGTAAAACCATTATTACCATAAGTAAAACTAGGAGAAGTATTTATTTTCCATTCTCCAGTTGTGCTATCTGTTGAACCAAATACTGTTGGTGCTAAAGCTGTAGCCATCACAAAATGAAAATGTGACATTGAACCATCAAAATAATGAACCACTTTTCCAGCCACCTATGTCCTATAATTACAGATACCAGATTTAATTAAAATAATTAGTCTATTTTGACTAGGATAATCTGTGAAAAAGACTGTTTCTTGAACACCATTAACATAAATTTTATTCTATCTGCTGCTGTTCCTTGTGTTGTATCAATTGCAACTACTATATGATACCAAGCATTAGTATCTCTAAATTTTCTATTTGTTTTAATATTAGCAGCTTGAACTACCACCTGTTTCTTTCCAAATACTTAAAGTATTTCATCAAAAAGTAATTTTGCTCTAATAATTACTTCCATCTGTATAAGCTTGACAATAAAATATGTCTGAATCCACTAAATTTAGACTCTTTTTACCCAAGCAGAAATGTAAATTTTTGTCTGTTTCCTGTTCCTTGTGTTCTTGATAAATATGTACTAGCCATTAGTTAAATTGTCCTCCACCTGTTGCTCCAAAGCTGAGCTTGTTAAACTAAAATCTCTAGTTACAAACTGACCTTCGGCATCTGTAATTTTTAATGTAAAATTGTATGTAGTTGGTGTTGTAGAACTACCACCAAAATCACTTGTAGTTATTACACCATTTGAAGCTAAACTGCAATTAGCTTGACTTCCACCACTTCCAACTAAAACACTTGTTGTCTCTGTAAATGTATTGCACTATCTGATGAACCTACAACTGTAAATACTGTACCAGAAAAATTACCAGCAATGTTCCTAGTGAACCTGCTGCTGTTGTAAATGATGGTGCAGTAGATGCAGTAATAATATTGTTTGTTGATCTTCCAGCATTACCATCTGGATTTTCTATTCTTACAAAATAGTTACCACTTGCTAAAGTTACAATTAACTGAAAGTGTAGTAGCATTTGTAAATGAAACTGTATTAGCATTTGTAATAGCACCAGTAGAACCATTAATAAATTGTACTTGTGGTATTGAAACAAAATTTGTTCCTGTAATACTTATTGTTGTAGCTGTAGCTGGAGCAATCGTTTGTGATACATCTGCTACAGTTGGTTTAGTTTCTGCCGGTACTGCTGCAAAAGATAAATTACCTGAACCATCTGTTTTTAAAAATAATCCATTAGTAATAGATGATGGTAAAGTTAAAGTATAAGATTGACCAGCAGAATGAGGTGGTCCTTTAATTTTAACACCATGAGAATTTTGTTCACAATTTAATTGTATTTGACCAGCATTATCATTTCCTTTTATTTCAACAAGTCCTGTACCATTAGGAGCTAATAAAACATTTCTATTACTTGTTGTTACAATCGAATTAGTTTGTACATCTAAGTTACCACCTAGTTGTGGTGTTGAATCATCAACAACATTGGCTATACCTGGTGAGATAGATGTCCAAGCTGTTCCGTTATAAAATTTTAAATTATTATCTGTCGTATTGAACGCAAGATCACCTTCATCTAAACTAGATGTAGGATCAGAACTAGCAACTCTATATCTTTCTGCAAAAGAATTAACTCCTGTAATATTTGTAGCAACAGTTGCCATGTTAGTTACATTAGTTGCTGTACCTAAAGTATTCATATCAGTTACAACATCCGCAGTTCCTAATGTGTTCATATCAGCTACTACATCTGCTGTAGCAAGAGTGTTCATATCAGATACAATGTCTGCTGTTGCAAGAGTATTCATATCTGAAACTACATCAGCAGTTGCTAAAGTATTCATGTCTGCAACAATGTCTGCTGAAGCTAAAGTATTCATATCAGCAACAACATCTGTTGTAGCTAGTATTGCCATATCAGCAACTACTGCACTTGCAGATAAAGTATTAATATTTGTTTGTTCAGAAGATGTAGGTTTTAAAGTTTGCCAAGCAGAACCTGTGTAGTTCTTCATTACATTATCTGAAGAATTAAAATATAATGCTCCAGTTAATAAAGCATTACCATCGTTGTCTACTGAAGGATCACTTGATTTAGCACCTAAGTATCTATCGTCAAAACTATCAAAAGAATGCTGCAGCATTAGTTGCACTCGTTGAAGCACTACTTGCTGAAGTTGCTTCATTTGCTTTGTTGTAGCTGTTGATGCAGATGTCGCTGCTTCTGCTGCTTTTGTTGTTGCATCGTACTAGCAGACGTAGATGCTGAACTAGCTGATGTCGTTGCACTTGCTGCGTCTACAAGTAAATCATATTTAGCTGAATTTGCGTTAGTTGTTAAAGGTTGTGAACCTGATGCAGTATGTGCTGTGTTTACTAAAAAAATATTATTTGTTGAGGTATCTTTAACTATGTCTCTAGCATTATAATCTGTACCAGATGACCAGTTTCCTCTGTTTGTACCAAGCTCTTGTGTAACTGTTAGTTCACCATTAGCATCAAATCCTAAAACTTTACTAGCTCTATCTGTTGCACCTACAGCAAACTCTGTAGAGGTCATAGTATTTGTTCTTGAAAGTTTTATTGATCTATCAAGTTCTTCTTGAACTTGTTGAGTTGTCATGGTTGCACGATCCAAACCCTCTTCGTGTGTCTCCGCAGGGAATGGATCATTAGCGATATAATCTATCGCTTGAGTTTGCGGGACATCTTCTAATTAAAACAACTGTCTCTGTACCAGTTGGAGGAGTATTACCAGATGTAAATACGTACATTACCACCTGAAGCACTACCTAGCACCTGTTACTGTGTAATGAGTTGTTAAACTTTTGGTTGTTTCTGTTCCTGTAGAGATCTGATAATAACTTGTAAATCTGTATCTGCAAATATCTTGAAGCCATAAACAAAGTTGTTTGACTACCATTGCCTGAATATGAATTTTTTACTGTTGTTGATGATACTGTCATATTAAAATCCTCCATAATTTGATAACCAATTAAGTAATCAAAAGCAGTTTTTAAGTAAAATAAATTTAAAAAAGGTATACTTTGACTAACAGCTCTATAAGCAGTTTACCTGCTTTACCACCTTCACCTCTTATACCATATTTAATTGCTAAACAAGATCAAATGCAGTTAAAGGAACTGGTCCTGCAATATTACCAATAATATCACCTCACTGATCTAACTTCTTTAAATAATACATCTCCATAAATACCTAAGACCACCACCTTGTAAAAAAGCTGCCATAACAGAATTTAATTTAGTTGGATCTCTTGGTGATCTTTACCTTTAATAAATCTTTTTGTCATTGATAAATAACCTAAATAGTCCAGATGTAACAATAATAGAACCTAATCCAACTATTCCTCTTGCTAAATCTTTATTAGGTCCTTTAAAATAAGAATTTCTCTTCCTAAAACTTTTTGTACAATCGCATAATGGAAATGCTTTAAATTGACCAAAAAATCTTATTGCTTCACCCATACCTGTACCACCTAAATAACCTTGTGTCATAATGTCCTTTAACTCTAGCATCTGGTTCTATAACTGCATAAATTGATCTATCTAAAAGCATACCAGAAACAGATGCTTTAAATTTATCTTTTTCTATTTGTAATTCTCTTTTACTTAAATCATCTAATCCTGTAATTTTTTTTATATCAGCATCAGATATTTGATCTAACAAACCTATGTTAATAAATTCTTTTCCATCATCTGCTTTTTCCATTGCAGTTTTTCTAATAACATTCCATTTAGTAGAATCAATATTATAAACATTAAATAAACTTTTTAATTGTGGATTAAGTTTTCAAAATTAAATTTTTTTGTTTAGCAAAATAATTTGCCATACCTAACATTGAACCTTCTTTAAGAGTATTAGTCCACCAAGATAATAAATTTAATTTAAAAAATGTTCTTTGTGCTTTTGTAAAACCTTTACTTAAATTATCACCTACTTGGTATCTACCAGCAACATCATAAATAGTATTATCTGCTATAAAACCTAACATTTCAGCTATATCTTTTTTTTGTTTGTATTTTTTATTTTTCCTAAACTTGTACATAGCTTCTGCCATACCACCTAAAAATGATCTACCTTGATATCTCATTTCTGAACCATAAATACCTATATCAGCTGCAGCAGAAACAGTTGCACCACCTAGTTTTGCCATAGATGCTATTGATCTTGCTATTGCAGAATATCTTGCAGCAGCAAAATTTTCTACTGTATAAATAGAACCATCTACAACTTTTAAAAATTTATCAAATTTAGCATCACTTGCTTTTAAATCTTGTTTACTTCTTCCAAGTTTTTCTTTTAATTTATCTACCAACTGCTTTTTTAATTTTACTAAAATTATTTTTAGGTTTTGTACCTAAAGTGTCCATAATACCAATGTTTCTTCCAGCAGTTTGAAGTCCAGAAAAGAAAGATTCTTTTAAATTACCGACACCAAATTTATCGTTATAATCAAACCAATCATCAGCAGTTTTAAAATGTAAAATTCTTTTTGCAGATAAACCAGCAGCTTTTGCTACATCCTTACCTCTAGCAGTTTGTCTACTACCAAAAGTAAATTCTGCACCATCAGATTTTAAATATTGATTTTTTACAAGTGAATTATAAACAAACAACATAAATTCTTCTATATCTTCTACACCTGCAAATGTTCTTTCTTGATCTAATTTTTCCATTACAAAATCTCTCCATGCTTTGTAATTTCTATTATAGTTAATATCTTTTTTACTTTTTAAGTTTGGATCAATACCATCATCCATATCTTCTAAATTTTTACCTAATACTTTTGCAGCATCTCTAACAAGATAAGGATCATGTGATTGTCTAACTATATAACCCCATAATTTTGAAATGTTTGCACCTCTATCATTTAATTTTAATCTAATCATTTCAGAATATCCTTCCATAGCTTCAGCTAATCTAATTATATCAGGATTAGTTTCTGTTATAGGGGGTTTCATACCAAGTTGTTCTTCCATAGATGTTTTTTTTTGATTTAACTCATACATTGTTCTAACAATTCTTCTTTGTGTTTCTTTATCTGCTTTATCAAATAACTGAAAAGATTTTTCATTTTTTAATTTTGCATTAAAACCTGCTATAAGTTGATTAACACTTGCTTGTTGTTGGGTAGCAACAGAAGCTCTTGCTCCAGCAACTCTTCTATTTGTTCCAACTAATATTGAAATTAAACCTTCTGCTGGATCATCATTAAAGTTATCAAAAATATATTCCACATACTTTCTACCTTTAATTTCATTTTCAATAGCATTTCTTTTATTAATTTTTTTTTGTAATTTAATTTGTTCAGAAACTTCTTGGGAAATTTTATCTACATTTATTTCATCAATAGATGAAATTTTTTGTTCTGCTTGTGCAATCTTTATTTGATTAATAATTTCATCTTTTCTAGCTGCTTTGATTGATGATTTAGCTAGTAATTGTTCAACTCTTAATAAACATTTTTTTGACATAATTATCTTCCATTAACACAATTTACTGCATCTCTTATTATTTCATCTAATTCTTCTGATCTTTGATTAACTTCATCTAATTCATCTTTAGTCGATTTAACTTCTACATCATCATCTATTTCTAATTTTCTAGTTTTTTGATTTTCTTTAATAGCATTTAATCTTAATTCTAAATTATTAATTTCAACATCAACATCTGAACTTTTTTTATTAACTACATTTTGCTCTACATTATTAAGTTCTATTTGATCTGCTGTAGAATCAGGTATCGATCTCGTTTGTGATGTAGCAGCAGAATCTACTGAATTTTTTAAAACAGGATCAGCACTAACAACAGGAGATGTGTCTACAGGTTTTTCTAATAATAAATCATTTAATGATTTTTCTAATAATAATCTTCTAGTTTGAGGATTAGTTACTTCTAAATCTCTCATAATTTTTCCATTTTCTGGATAGTATTCTTTATATAAATTTAATTCTTGATCTGGTGTATTAGCTTCTTTTACTCTTTGTTTAAATTTACTAGCAGTTCGTAAGTCTTTTAATTTACCAGCACCTACATGAAGTCCACCACCAAGAATAGTTCCAAATGTAATATTTAATAAACTATCTGCTAAACCATAATCAGCTTGTACTTCTTTTGCTACTCCATAAACAATAGGTTCTACAATAGCAGCACCGACAGCACCTTCTGTAACACCTTTTGCTAATCTTGCTCTAGTAAAACCTTGTCGTGCAACAAGTCCTGCAAATCTTGCTTGACCAAAGACAGGTATAAAAGATGCAGCAATATTAATAGGATCAAAAAGAGACACTCCTAATCCTGTAGCAAATTTTAATGCTCCTACACCAAAACCTTTTGGTCCTCTTTCAATAATGCTTTGTCTACTTCTTTCATCTTTTTTTTCTTCAACCATTATATCTACAACAGATTGAAACTCATCTTCTTTAAAAAATAATCCTAAATCAGAATATTCTTTGTTTAATTCATCTCTTGATATACGAACTTGATTATCTTCAAGAGATTGTGATCTTGCAGATTGCATATCATAATATGTACCAATAGAAGATAAAGGATTAAAGTTCCAGTTATCAGCAGCAATAGCTCCAAGAGTTTCTCCTAGTCTTGTAGAATATTGATCGTAACCAAACTTTGATGCAGTTTCATTTATATTTAATCCAAATCCTAATTGTGCCATTATCTTCTTTTGCCTATTATTTCTGAACCTTTATTAGCTTGTAATTTAGAAACTGATTCTGAAACAGCAGGATAACCTCTTCTTGGTTGAAGTTGTTGAGATTTAGTTCTTATATCTAAATCCATCTCTTTATCTGTTCCTGGTATTGTTAAAGATGTATTGTCAAAATTAAAAGATAAATATTCTCCTTCTTGATTTTTTACAGGACCAAAAGAACCATCATTAAATACAATTCCATAAACTATACCTGTGCCATCTGCTGAATTTCTCCATTCACCAAAATTTTTTAATTGGTCTTTCATTGCTTCGTTGAGTTCTATATCTGTAACATCTTCATCTACAGATTCAAAAGCAACAGCACCAAAATCTTCTACATAAAAATCTTTTATAAGATTTGCTTTTTCAACAATAAAATCTGCACTTGATGTAATAGATTTACCATTGTAAACTAATGGTACAAAAAAAGTATCTTGTATTTCAAAACTATTATTAATTAAATTATAAGCATTTTTTTCTGCTGAACCTTGAGATTCACCAGCAACCATTTCATTTAAAGCATAATAACTTAATACATCTACAATATTATCCATTTTATCTAAAGCAACACTTGTATTAAATCTACTACCTCTCATAACAACATCTTCAAATTCACTTAAATTATCTCTAATACTTTTTCTTACATCATTGAAAGTTATATTGTTATCTTTTGCATATTGTTTTAATCTGTCTTGTTCATCTTTAGAATCAAAACTTAAAAATCTTTCTGTAAGTTTTGGGTTATTAAAAAAAGAAGAAAGTTCGGCAGTAACAGGTAAACCTGCATTTGTTAATTGAAGCATAGCATTTGAATTATAATCACCAAACTCTGCGTCTAAATTTTGCAACATTGCTATACGCATATTTTGATCACCATTTACATATTGCTCAACAAAACCACTAGCTTCAGAATTTGACATAACTTTTATTTGATAAGGTGGTTGTCCCATATTTAATTGAGTTTCAACATAAATTTCTGTTAATGCTTTTTTCTTTTGTAGTTTTAAATCTGGATTATTTTCATTTTGTAGTTCATCACTTAATACTTTTATATTATCATTGGTAGCATTTAAGAAAAACACAGGATCACTAGCCATAGCTTCATTTCTAGCATTTACTGCTTCTACAAGAATTTTTTTTTCTTTTTGATACTCAATAAATGTTTTACTTTGTTCTCTTTTTGAAAGCATATTATCTAAAGTTTGTGATAAATTTTTATTAGATGTTGTGTTTAAAATCTTAACATCAGCAACAGTATCTTTTACATTGCTATATTCTTTCATCATATTATTAAATGTTCTTGGCGGTAAAATTTCTTTTGCAAATTTTATATCAAAAGGAACATCTTTGCCAAATGCAGCTGCGGCAACAAGATTTTTATATTCATCTTTTATTTCTGGAATTAAAACACTTTTAACTTCACTAATTAAAGAAACTCTTTTGTTTAAATCAAGATTAACAAATTTATCTTTATTCATTAAATCTGAATATGCCTGTCTAGGATTTGAAGATATTAATTGACTAACTTCAAATATTTGTATTTCACCAGGTATACCTTGAATTAATTTATTATATTCATCTGTATCAATTCTACCTTTATAAGTTTGTTCATATAAAGTTTCTAAATCTGTTTGAATTAAATTTAAAGCTAATGGATCTTTATCTACATAAGCTGCTGTTAATAATCTATTTCTTTTAACTGATACTTCGTTATCTAATGTTTGAATAATATTTGTTGAAACTCTATTATTACACCAGATTTTGCAAGTCTAGCTTGTTGTCTTGCAATATTACCTTGTATTCTAGAAAAATTTGCTTGTTCTATTTTTCTTGATTGAGCAACTTTAGAATTATATGTTATTATTTCTCTCTGTAGTACAGCTTCTCTAGCATTAGCGGCAGCTATTTTATAAGCAGTTCCACTACCTGTACACCAGATTTTGCAAAAGCAACTTTTGTTTCTCCTTCTAATTTTCCCAACTCATTAAAATATCCTCGCATATCTGTATTGGTCTGAACCATCAAAACCATAATGTTTCATTAATCCTTCGTTTCTAAACCTAACCACTCTGCAAATCTTATACCTTTTTAAAGTCTGCTCTTACAGCAGTTTGTACTCTTTTAATATTATTTTCTTTTGCAACTCTTGCAAAATCTTTCTTAATTGCTTTAGCAATAACTAATGGATGATTCCAAACATCTTGTTGTTGCAATAACCCAACCTTCTGCAACACCACCCCAAATCATTTTCATACCTGCAGAAAGAATAGGTTTCTTATTTAAATACCTGTAAAAGCTAAATGATCTTGTTCTAAAGGTTGCATAGCATCTCCTTCAAATTGTGCATCTTTATCCATAAGAATGATTCATTTGATTAGAAATATAAATCTTCCATGTTCAGCTGTAAGGTACTATATATAACATTTTTATCATTGGTTTGTAGTTAATCTTGGGTATAAAGATAAAATTGTTAAAGGTAAAGGTTGAGTTTGTCTAACAAAAATAAAACCATCTGTATCATAGTTACCTCTAAACTCTACAGCTTTATCTCCTGTAAATGGTGGTATACCTTGATCCATTAAATCAGATGATGTTCTAAATGGTATTCTTTCCATGTTATCTAAAGATTCACCCTACTTCTACACCAATAGATTCAAATATTCTTAACTGTAATATCATATATTCTTTTTGTCTTACCTTGTGATGTACCATTCTGTGAACCAGCATCAATCTCATAGTTTGTAATATTGATGTGTAACTAAACCTACTTTAACATTGTTGAAGAACGATCTAAAGTAATAGAACCAGAGCTGACAGTTTTATCTGGGTGTGTTGCACCATTAGCTAATATAGAAACTGTTTGTCCTTCAAGGTGATCTAATCCTGATATTGTTGTAACAGCACTACCACTATAACTTAATGCACTATCTAAAAAATTAAATGTTGTGTTATCTGTTTCTGTAAAATCAAATACATTTAATAATTCTACAAATCTTCTTGTAACACCATTAATTGTTCTTTTAACAATAACATAAACTTGATACTCAGTATCGTCTGTAGGAATAACAGCAACACTTTCACATACTGCTTTACCTTCATTAGTTGTTAATCGAGTAGCATCATCTAAAGATGTAATAGTTAAAAATCCTGTAGACAATGGTGATGTTTCTGTAATCGTAACTACATTACTACTAACTGTTGCTGTAAAATCAGAGTCAGCATCTATTAATGTTTTTAAATTTGTTGCTGTTTGATTGTTACTAGTTGTAGTATGAAATTTTGCCAGCAGAAGATGTAGCGGATGTAAAGTTGTAGTTGTACCATCTGCTTTTGTTAAAACTATTCTTGTACCATTTGCAATATTTGCATAATCAGTAACTGTAATTGTTGCATTACCAAATCTTCCACCAAAGATATGTCTGTGCCAAGCTGTTACTTGTTGTTCTCTTTGATATGTTAAACCTACTAAGTTCACCATCTCCTCTTACTGCATAAATAATTTGATTAGGTTCTTGTTGATATGCAATTGTGTTAGTCCACCTTCACTAATATGTTCAGCAAGGATAGTCATGTCAGGTGCAATGTAACCATCAACATCAAAGTTATAAGCTAGTTCTCTAATTTTTCTTTTAGCTCTTTGTAAAAATAATGTTGCGTTACCTACAGCTATAGCATCTACATTAGCTGCACCATGATTAGATTGTTTTTTAATTAATATATTTGTAGGTGTAATAGCACTATCTGTACCACCACCTGATACTGTAAACTCACCACCTGCTGTACCAATAATTAAAGTTCTAGTTGCTGTCATAAATCTAATAGCATTAACTTGGTTAGATGCGATTGTATAAATAATTGCATCATCATCAGCTACAGTTCCACCAATGTTTGCATCCATGTTTTCATAATCACCAGACTTTGAAAAAAATATTGTTTGTGGTTGATTAGTTGTTCCTGCAAATACTAATCGTTGTTCAAAAAAAGTAACACAAGAAGGATGACCTGTAGTATCTGAGAAAGCTCCTAGTTGCCAATTAGCTGTAGCACTAGCATTATCTAAAGCTGTAATAATTGTAATGTACTGCATTAGTTGTATTACCAACACCTGTTATCTTTGCATAACCATCACTTAAAAAAACAAATCTTCCAACATCTGTAGATAAAAAACCACTAACCACCATTAATACCTGTAACCGCAGAAGCAACTAAAGCTATACCTGTACCTACTGCTGATTGACCAGGATTTAAAGTTGTGTCTGTTGTGTTAGCATCTTGCATTGGTCCTTTAGTAAAATCTACATCTGTTAATGTCCAAGCAGTATGACCAGTACGAGATAATTTTTCTACTTCGTGTGCTGGATGAGTAATGTACATTACATCTGCCGATTGTGCAAATTTTAAATCAAAAAGTTGTGCAGTTGTATAAGGTGTTGTAATTTCAAAAACTTTATTAGATACACCACCAGAAGTATAAGTTGTAAATGATGAACTGTTTATATTAACTCCATCTTTATTTGTAGTTCAAATGTATTAGTTGTTTTGTCTGCAACTAAAAATCTTTTACCATTAACTTCTGTCATACCACCAACACTACTAATAACTACTTCATCACCATTTGAATAACCATGACCAGTTGCTGTTACTACAGCAGGATTAGCTTTTGTAATTGCAGATATAGTTTTATCTCCTTCTAATACAGCACCACTATCTTTGTAGACTCTCATTTTTAAATTAGAAAACTCAAGCATATAAGTTTGAGTTGTAGAAAATTCAAAAGGTATTAATCTTGTTTTGTTTGCACTATTAGCAACTTCAGCTACAAAATGTTGTACCTGGTCTACTTGCTGCAGCACCATGTGGATAGACAACTAAATTTTCTAATGTTTTACAACCAGAAGTATATTTAGTTAAATCAGTTCTTCCATCTAATCGTGGTGATAGTTCACCACCTGTAAAGTTTGTAAGCTGTCAACAGCAACTCTAGCCATTTATTAAAACCTTGAGTTAATAAATGTACTAGCATCTATTTGATCTGTCATTCCAAGATCAGGTGAATTGTTTTGACCTTCAGTTGCATCTACAAATCTAGCATCTTTTAATTTATCTTGAAACAAATTGATACATATTTTGAGTTGCTGGATTAGATGATGTAACTGCATAAGCAATATCAGCACCTAAAGCAGCAGATAAAGTTTCTCTTAATAATTCATCGTATTCATTAGGATCTGTAACTCTTGCAATGTATAAAATTTTCATAGTAGATGTATTACTTAATATTTTTCTACCTTCTACTTTGTAGTTAAATCATAATCTAATATTCGAAGTAATCTTAAACAATCTGCTGGTAATGTATAAGCATAACTAAAACCCCAAGCAGGAGCTGTAGTGTCTGCTGCTAGTTCTACTCTTTTCTGTAAACAGTTCCAAGGATGTGATCTAAATACACTGATCTCTTACTTGAGTGTATCTTGATTACAAAGTCTAGCATTTTTTGAATCTTCTGTTAGTGAAAGGATAGTTGTTGCACCTAGTTGATTTAATGCTCCATTACAAATGTCTACTACTGATGCCATATCATTTCCTTATAATATACTTTCGCCTTATCTGTCTATCTTTTTCTAAAGCAAATATTTCTTCTTCTGTTCTTCTTCTTTAGTATCAAAGCCATAATGATATTTAGTATCATGCTTAAACCTATCTACTAACACATATCTGTATACATAATTATCTTTTTTAAAATGTAGTACAGGTTTTAAATCTTGTATCTTTTTCATAAAAAGGCGGGATTACTCCCCCACCTAAAATTTTATTTATTAATCTACAACGTACATCATAGTTAATTGAATAGTACCAGTACCATGCAGCTCCACCTAGAGTAACTGAACAGGTAAACCATCTTGTTAGCATCTACAATAGAGTTTTCACCTAATGCAATAGTGTTGCAACATTTGCAGCAGTAGCTGAAGCTGAAGCAGCCAGCTGCTTTATAAGCAGCAGCATCAGCACTTACAGCAGTACCTGCTGCATTTGTGTGTGCAGCATAACCTACTGATAAAGTAGTTGAACCATTTAATGCATCATGTGCTAATCTACCAGATAATGATTCTTGCACCATTTGGTAAATTAAACATTTGAATAACATCACCAGATGCTAGAGAAGCTGCTTCATATTCTGCAAAGCAACTCTTACTCTACCTGCTAGTTCAGTAGTATCTATTTTTCTGAAGGAACATTTTGGTCCCATTTAGTCTTTTGTATTGAATAAACTGTAGCCATATATATATCCTCCTATTATGCTTCTTGACATACTATACCAAGAACTTTTGCTTCTTCCATTCTAGTAGCACCAATGCTCATGCAGTAGTAAACTTGAGTAGCATACGATTTGTCTGCTCTTTCGTCTATTCTTGCATTTACATCTTTACCAATTCCTAGAGTGATACCATCTTGTGCGAAAGCAATACAAGTTCTAGTCGTTACCTGATTTTGCTAAGTCTGTTTGATACAGTAAAGTTAAAACCCAAGGAACGAGTTTACTTCACCATTTGCCAATGCTTTGACAGTGTTGAAATCTGAACTTGTTACTTCAGTTGTTCCTAAAAGGTTTGTGATTTGCTCTGGTCCTACTATAATGTGTCTAGGGATAGAAGGATCTACACTTGCTAAATCAAACTTTTCTTTTGCAGTTCTTAATTTAGCGATTGTTAAACCAGCAGAACCATGCAGCGATTGCTGTTTGAGCAGCTTGACTTGTTGATCCTGTTTCACCAGTAAACGCAGTACCAGTTGCAGCAGCAATGATCACATCATCCATTGCTCTTCCCATTGCCATAGCAGCGGCTTGAGCATAAGATGAAGTCGGGTCAATTAAGAGTCTTACTTTGTCTTGTTGATCGATTAGATCAGCAAATTCATAATCCGCAAGAGATACTCTTCTTCTTGAGTGAGGTGTATCTATTTGCGGAGTGTCTGAATGTCTGCTAGTTTTTTCAACTGCAGTTACTGAACCAACTTGATCGAAGAAAGCATTTTTTCCAACAACACTTTCAACACTGACTTTGTCTCTTAATAACGATCCCATTTGTTGAGATAGCATTTGTATGTTAGCAGAATACTGCTGTACAAATGCTGTAGTTATTTGTGATGACATAATTGTCTCTCCATTTTATTGTTATTTAAAAAAACAGAAAGGTTCTCCACTCAAATTAGTAGGCATTCTTGCATTTAAAGTCTGTTAGACTAGAGTCTATTCCTTCTTGTCAGTAAGGTTCTTGCGAATTGTCTTACCTACTATAATAACCCCTTACAAGGGATTAATTTTTGAAAAAGAACCTGTTCCTTTACAACCGCAATATTTCTAAGTTTTCTCTTATCATTAAGATTATTTACTTGGCATTTAACATTTCTCTTAATGTATAAACTTGTTGTACTACTTTATCATGATCTGGATGTTGCTTTATTCCAATAAGGTCCATCTATCATTAGTAATAGCAGATATTTCAGTTTCAATATCTGCAACTGAATTTAGCATTTTCGCTTTCTGTTGCAACAATTTTATCTTCTGACATCATACCTGCTATCTTTGCAAAACCTTTTATAATCTCTGGATGATCTCCAAGTCTTGTACCATTTGATAAGTCATATCTAAAACTTCTGGATTAATATTAGCTTTTGCTAATGCACCAGCTTGTTTTACTTTACCTTCAAAGTCTCTACCCCACTCTTGTCTTAACTGTTGTTCAGCTTGAGCTTGAGCAGTTTCAGTATCAATCTTTGATTGTTGAGCTGTACCTTCCATATTATTTTTATAAAACTCTAAGATACCTTGAGCTTGTTTATTATTTAAACCTAGCTTATGTGATTGTTCTGCAAAAGATTTAATTGCATTTCATCAAAGGAACAACTTCAGATTTTGCATCTAAAGTATATTTATCAGCAGATTCTGGTCTACCTAATTTATCATAAACTTCATTCCATTGATCTTCTGTAGAATTTTTATTTGGTATAACAACTTTATCTTGACCAATCATTTTGTTGCATTGATATAAGATTTTGCTAACGCATCTATCTCTGTAAACTTTTCTATGTTAGGATCGTTTCTAAACTCTTCACTAATAGAATCTTTCCAAGATGAGCGACTTTAGGTTGTTCTGTTGTTGGTGAGGAGTATCTGGTTTTTGCAACATTAGTTGCAGTGTTGTTGGTGTGTTACTGTTTCTGTAGTCGTTGTTTCTACAGGCACAGTTTCCTGTGTTATCTGTTCTTGACATATTTATTTTCCTTTTCATTTTCGTAGCATTGATTTAATAAATAGAAGGACACTACGTTGTCCTTCCATGTATGCACTTTCATGACTATCACCTTTTACATTAGTGGTAGAATGATAATGACATCTTTTTTCAAGATCAGACAAGACTTCTTTGCCTTCGTCTGTATTGAATATGTATTGTAATTTTTTTTTAATTTTTTCATAATATTTTTCTAATTGTTTGTTTATCTTCCATACTATTCCACTTCAGCATTTGCTACAGCTCTTGCTTCTTCTGGCAATGCTTTCGCTAGTGGTGCTATATCTCCTCCTGCTTTAGCAACTTGTTGTAGTTGTTGCATCTGTTGCATTTGCTCCTGTTGTTGTTGTTGTGCTTGTTGTCTTTCTGCATTGACTTGACTTTGTGATTTTAATATTTTTTGTGGCACACCAACAATGTCTGCTAAGTGTTTAACTAAATTATCAAAATTAACATAATCAAATACTGGTGCTACATTTGCTAATGATTCCTAGTATTTCTACTGCTCTCATAATAGATTGTAACTCTGTAGATTTTGTGCTTTAGCAAGTGGTGAAACATATTCTATTTCTATATCTCTACCTGATAAAAACTCTGGTGCTTGTGGTAACATATTGTTTCTTAAGTAATATTGCAAATACTCTATCAATTAATGGTTTTAATAATTCTGATTGTAGTCTACCTAATACAGGTCCTAAGCAATCTCATCTTCTCTTCGTTTCTTTGGATAACTTCTGTTGCTGTCATTTGTGGACCTTGTTGCATCATTAATTGATTTACATAGAACACAGCTCTAATACTATCTCTTCTTTGCTCTTCCATGTTTAAACCTAATGGATTGTTTGCACCAATGTTTAATGGTTCAATTCTATCTCTTGTACCTGATCTATAAAAATTTAATCCACCTGGTACAGTTCTAACAGGTAATAAGAAACCATCATCAGGAACTAATAGTGGTGGGTCTACTTGTTTCTGTGCAGCTTTAATTGTAGTCTTACACATTTCATTTAACATCTTAACATCAGGTAATGCTGTCATTGCAGGTGATCTTCCATAGATTTCATTTGATGCTTTTAAATATCTTGGTACTACAAAAGGAAACTCTTTAAATCCACCAACAGATAATTCATTACCATTTTTATATTCCATATAGACAGATTCAAATGGCATATTAGCTTTTTATCTTTTTTCTTAGGATTAAAATCTGATCTTGGATAAACTGCGTGTAGTATTTCTACTTCTTCGTAAGGATCTTTTTTTGCTTTACTTGAACATCTTGATGATACTTGCTCTCCAAATTTTTGTATTGCAGCTCTAGCTGATATATTAAATCTTCTAAGATAGTATCTATTCTACCTTTATCATTCTCTGCAATAAATACTTCGTTGATATGTCTTGTTGAAAATTTTATAATGTCATCATCATCTTCTTCGATAAACATTGCTGCAGTACCAAAAGTAATTAGGTCATGATACAATTCAAATATTTCTTGTTGAAAGTTTGATCTATTAAATGCTGTGTACATTGCATCTGTTGCTGCTTCTAACCAAAGTTTTGCTTCATCTTCATTATCAATATCTTCATCTTTAAATCTTAAAGTAAACCAAGGTGTAGATGGATTTGTTAGCATACCATGTAATGATGCTGCTAATAATTCTACTGCTTGTATAGGTGATGAATCAAAAATTGTTCCATTCTTTTATCACCTCTAGCTCTTTTTTTAGTTACATCTGCTTTTCTTGGTTGCATATAATCTGCAACTTCTTGCCAATGTGTTTCCCAGTTTTGTCTTTGACCTTCTAGTCTTTCGTATCTTGATAATAAATTTTTAGTTAAATCTGTTCTTGCCATTATTGTCCTAATAAACTTTTCTTACCTAATGTTAATGTTTCATCTTCTACACCTTTAGAACTTGTCATAATTGTTGTTGATCTACCTTTTGCTTTAGTCTTTCTTGCATCATAACCATCCATATTTGTTGCTGTTGCTTTGAGAAACTTCTGCTGCAGTAGGTGCAACTACAGGAGCTGGTGCAGGTGGTGGTTTTGGTCTTTGGTCTAACTATTCTTGCTACTGCTCCACCCATATTATTCTCCAAATGTTAATGATGATTTAGTTTCTGCTTTTGTTTCTTTCGTAAATTGTTTCTTTAACTTCTTTTACTTCTGGTTTTTTAACTTCGTTTTCAAAAGTAATGTCATTACCATGATCTATTGCTTTATACTAAGTTCTTTTTTACTTTTTTTACTTTTGGTTTTTTTTTTTAAATATCTTTTTAATTTTTCTAACATTATGATCCTAATAAAGTTTTCTGTTCTGTCTCAGCTTCTTCTTCAACACCTAGTGGTCCAGTTAATATTGTTGATCTTCTGCCTTTTCTTTTTCTTTCAATCGCTGCTTGTTCTGCTGCAATCCTGTCTTTTTCTTCTTGCGAGACTTCTGCTTTAGGCGGTTCTGGCAAAGGTTGAACTGGTGGCAGCGGTGGCATTTTTGGTTTAAAAAGTGATCCCATAATTATATAATCCTGTACTCATTATCTGCTACACTTTGTGGAGCAGTTTGTCTAGTATTAATTTCTTGTAGTCCAACAGCTAGGTAACGCATTGCATCACAAGCATGAGAACTCCAATCGTGTACAGGCTTCGATCTGAACATTCTATTTTTGTCAATATACTTCCTGTGGTAATGTCTTAACGCATCTATTAACTTTTTGCAATGGTCAGTATCAATCCAACATCTAGGTAGGGTCATTGTGGTTGCGTGTATACCATCTTCTAGTGGAATTTTTGGAACGACTTTAAACCTAATTCCTAATTGGTAGGCGACCTCTCTCCTGGTTTTGCCATTACCAAAATCTGTAACTTCAATGTCATGTGGTGCAAAATGATCTTTGTAAACATAATCTTTATCCTTAATCATCTGTAATAGTAAGGTAAACCTTGACCTCTTCTTCATGGTAATCTATTATATTAATGCTCTTCCTAACTGCTGATAGAATATAATAGCACTATGATCAGATACCCCAAGATCCCATGCGGTAGATACTGGTAGTGATGGATCGTAGGGAACTCTAGTTAATTGTTTTTGATCTTCCATCTTACAAGTACATCTGAATATACTGCACCTTCTATGTTTGCTATCCAATCACATTCAAACTCTTGCTGGTACTTCTTATCACCCATTACTTCTTTTGCCTTGACTAACTCTTCTGCATCTACAATTTTTGTTTCACTAGCTTTTGCTTTGTAGTTAAACCAATCATCTGCACCTTGTGCGTGTTGGTATAGTTCATAAAAGTTATTGTTCATTCCTGCTGGTGTACCAATAAACACACAGTAACCTTTTCTATCTGATAGTGCTGGTCTAATTATTTCTGGAAACAACTTACTGTTTACATTTGCGTACTCATCAATCACACATCCATCAAGGTATATACCTCTTAACCCATCAGAGTTTTCTGAACCTAGTAAAGTTATTCTTGCTGCCATTGGGTAAATCTACTCTTAGTTCTGTTTCGTTAAATTTGGTGTAAGGTATCTTTGCTGTAAACTGTTTCATGTAATCCCAAGCAATACTTTTCGCTTGTTTGAAGGTGGGTGCTATATAGGCATACCTAGGGTTCTTATTTTTGGACAGTAATGCTGACCTAATTAAATGATTAATCATACATACTGTTTTGCCAAACCTTCTATGACAAACTAATACATTCCATCTGTTATTTAGATATTTTTTTCTAGTGTAAGTAGGCTTGATGCTTTCTAGGGGTGTAAGGTATTTTAATATCCATATTATAGTGTATCATTTTTTACTAGGCATACTATCTATTTAGTTCTTTCAGGTTAGTGTTTACCATCAATTACCTTTGTGAAACTTAATCTTTAGGTTTTAGTTTTGAAGCCATATTTAGTGTATCTTTGTACTAGGCATACTATCTACAGGTTCAAAGTCAAAGCCAACACATAGCATAACATAGTTAATAAATAGCTGTGAAGCTAGTTCATTGGGAAAACCAACAAACTTTATAATAACATCATTGTTATTTTTATCAACATAAGCAACTGATTCTATATCGTCTATTCCAAAGTAGTCCATATACTACATCTAGTTAAGGGTAAAGCTGACTGGCTGTAAGGGAGTCCTCGAGTCCCATGTATATATATATAATAAACTGCGGTCGCATTGTGGGGTATAGGGGGGGGTCGAGCAAACCAAAAATATAGGTTAAGCTGTACAATATTAGGTGTAACGATAATAATGCGTTACTGATACAAATTCCTATAACTATTAATTATCGGAAGTAGATAGGTCAGTATTGTTGACCGATATTTTATGGGAAGAGATCGCAGCTGCGATATATATTAGAATAGCAAGTTTAATAACAATTATTATTCCAGGTCCTCTATTCCAGAATCTCACACAAAAAAAAACCTACCAATTAAAATTAATTAATCAGTAGGTTTAATTGTTTATTATTATTGATTTAATAATTCAGTTGTATGAGTATTATTAATTTTATTTAATTTATTAATAATTTGTTTTTCAGTAAATAGATAATCTTGTAAATCTATTTCCACAGTGTGTTTTTTCATATTATTTTTACCTTTCTAATCTCTTTATATATCCAATTTATATATTGTCAATATAAAAAAAACCCACCAATAAAATTAATCATCAGTGGGTTTAATTGTTTATTATTATTTAATAATTAAAAAATATTTTATTGTTTTGTAAATCCACAAAACCAGTTTTTGCCTTTAGTGTCTGGTCTACTACAATATCTTTTAGCCTCATCTAAAGTTAAATTTTTCTCCATAACTTTTTGAGTTCCAGATTTTCTAAATTTAATTATTTTGTATTTTTCTTGATTTTCCATTTTATACCTCTTTTGTTTATTTGTTTAATCTCAATATAATTATACAAAAAAGATATGTCAACTAAATAAATATATTAGAATTATTCTAAACTACATACTGTTGCATAAATATCACACATAAAAAAAATATACTTTTTGTATTGACCTTAAAATAAATATATGTATATGATTTGTATATTAACAAATGGAGGAAAACAAAATGACTAAACTACACCATACAGCATATAAAAAGAATTATAAAAAATATATTCTTGAATGTGTTGAATTAGATAATGATGAAAAAGAATTAAAAACAGATCAAGAAAAAGTTAAATATATTTTTGATAGGTTTTATTCTGAATTTGATTGGAATGTTAAAAGAATAGGAAAACAAAAAGCAATGATTAAAAATATATTAAACTTTTTAGATTATGTTTTATTCCTGGCTATGTTTTATATAATATATCTAGGTTTAAAACATGGACCACAAATAGAACAATTAATAATTGAATTGAAAGGGGGTGCGATATGAAAACAGAAACAAAACAAGCTATTGATAGACTTAATCAAGTCATAGATGATTATATTAATATCTTTAATACTGATAAAAAAGAAATAAAAGAAATAGAGCAATCATTAAAAGTATTAATTAAAAAAACAGAAAGTGAGGACCAATGATAATACTAGGAAAAACTGAGAATGAATGGTTAAAACAAGGTATGAAAAAAGAGGATCTGTATTATATATTATCTCAGTTTCTCAAATTACAATTAGAAATAGAACAACTAAAAAAGGAAATAAAAAATGATAATAATGGGTAAAACTAAACAAGAATGGCAACAATTAGAGCTACAATATAGACCTGAATGGATTATATTTTTAGTAGGGTTTATTCTTGGAGCTATAATATTTTAGATGAATAAACAAATACAAAAAGATGAAAGGAAAAAATAAAATGAAAAAATACTATTGCGATAAATGTGGAGAGGAAAGTCTTTTAAGTTTTATTGATTGTGATTTAAGACCTTTTAATATTTATTGTGGTGATAGCTGTATAGATACTCATTTGGACGATATTGAAAATAAAAAATGGGATCACCATGATGGATTTAATAAAGGTTTAGAAGTTTTTTATGCTTTTTTTATGTGGGATAAAAATAAAAGAAAATATAAATTAGTTAAAGAAAAAAATTATATTTCACATTATGAGTTAGAAAATAGAATATGAATAAACAAATAACACAACAACAAAATTTAAGGGAGTTAGCTAAGCTGACTCTCTTAAATATTTTAAGTGCTAAAGGTCTTTACTATCAGAAGTATCAGAAACTGTATCAGCAGAAACATCAATCAAATCAGGTTCAGATTCCCATTTTATATTCAAAGTAGTATCCTGTTTTACTTCCTGCTTAGTTTGTTCAACAAACAATGAGCTTAATCTTGGAGCTACAAACTTCAACCAATTTTGTTTCTCTCTTAAAAATAGCAGCTCTTCATTGGTAAGCTCTTTGACATCAGAATTAAAGACAACGCACATCTTTTCAACAAGTGTTTTATACCTCGTTCTTGAGCTTTATTAAATTTATCTTTAAACTTTGGGTTTAGATCCAAGTAATCGTATAAAGTTTTCAATTTGATCTGTAGTTCTTTTGCTACCTCGTAAGCGGTTGTTCCATCTACTAAATGACCGAGCATAGTATTTTGTTCGGTATCGTTGAGACTTAGCTCGTTCTTTTTCTTGGAGGATATACTCTTTGATTTCGTCATCTGTTTTATGTTTAAAGTTCTTTAAGTTTTTTAATATATTAATCTTGTTTTGTATATTGATATTATCATTCTTGTATAACCCTTTATACTTCCTGGTCTTATTATCCCACGACTTACCACCCTTATGATAAGGACATAACATTCTTCTTGAAGTAGGGATAAATTTACCAAGACACTTACACCTTTTCCCAGAGTGCTTGGCAATCGCCTCACATCTAATCTTTATTTTTGCCAATAGGTTCCCCTAATAATCTAAATTATTTCTTATATTATATTCTTTCTTTCTTTTATAAGGCGAAGTTCTTTTCCTTTGTTAATCTTACTTAATTCCCTTTGTATTATTCTTGGATCTACTAAATTTTTTTGACGAGCCAGTTCCTCTTTTCTCTGAATGGCTAACTTACAATAATAGACATTGTTCTTATCCATTTTCAAGGTATCGGCAGGGAGGGTAGCTAGATTCATTTATATATTATCTTTATTACCTTTATTCTTACTTATTATTTTATCTATATTATATAATGTATATTGTTTCTTCTAATATAGTCTTTTAACGGACATCTAGGGTTGTTTCATTATTTAACTATCATAGCTTTTCAGCTTTAAGAAATTACCTCATTAACAATATAAGTCTTACCAGATTTACCTCTTAAAGTTTTAATTACATTTAATTTCTTAAGAGTGGATAAACAGCTCTTGAATCGTGGTCCTACAGCTAGACCTGTATCCTTTTGAATTGTAGCGTGCCTTAATCTTGCCTCATAATTGTTTCTTCTTCCAAGCATATTTCATCACAGATAAGATAACACATAGACAATGAGACTTTCTTCCCCCTCTAATTTAGATCAAGTGATGGTACAATTTATAAGTTAAGTGAATAAAAATCCTCTAGTCTTTATCCATACTTACATACTTTCTTATGTTGGTCCTGCAAGTCTCGTAAAACAGAGACCCATTCTTCCTCAGACATAGCGTTTAAAGGTCCATTGGTGGTGCTTAGACGCTGAACTTTAAAGGTTAGGCTATCCTGGGTCGTTTTTTTATAAAACACCAAAAATACAGGCAGATTTGCAGCTTTACCCAAAGACTTAATCACATTAGTGTACTTCTGTATAATTACCTGTGTCATAGACGTGTTCAATTAGTGCGAGTGGTTGCCAAGCAACCTTTGTTACGACATATTTCAACTGAATCTATATCGACCATTGCGATATTTTCAAAACGCCTATGCCACTTTGAGTATAGGTCCTTATCAAAATGTTTATGCGTATCTCACTATCTATTTTTAATTATTATAATCTCGTTTTCTTTTTCTTCTATTATTCTCTCAAGGTCTAGCAACTGATTGGATAGTTTTTCTATGTGCTTTTTATGTCGTTTGATTTCTTCCTTACATTTCTTTAGCTCATCAGGACAACCTATCTCATCAAACATTTTATCGTTTGTCATTTTGTACTTCTAATTTTTTTAACAACTGATCTAGGGTATAGCAGTTAGTGTTACCAACTGTAAGTTTATCACCATCATAAGAATATGAAGCAAATATCTTTACTTTCTTTGATCTTTATATATAAATAACCTGTATCTTCACACCAAATAAAGTTGATCCTTATCTACATCAAAAGTGTCATCCATTGACTTGAATTAGATACAATGTCTTGCCAAATTACTCGTACTCTTTTGTATAAGGTAGCTTATTTACTTTCTTCATAGGTCCACCACGCATTATATAAATCTTGCAAAGATACTTTACCTTTAGTTACTTCTAATATCTTCTTTAACCATCTTTGGTTTAGGGAATCTTTTTTCTTTAGACTCCAAACAATATCTCTGCGAGTTGGTCGCTGGATTTATGGATCTTATTCCTAAGCATAGTACCTAATGTATAATGAGATATACCTTGTTTCTTTCGCCATTCTTTAAGTGTCATTTTCTCCTATTTGTTATACTAATAGGTTGTATATATAGCATATAAAAGGTTTGACAAGAAGTTATTTAACCTGTATCTATGTGGAAAACGAAAGGGAAAAAACAAATGATATTAAAACAAGATTATATTACAAAAGAAATACTAACTATTTCAAATTTCAATGGTGGTCAAGGGTTAGACCATTGGAGTCCATCTTCAAGCCAAAACTTTACAAGGTTTGTGCTGAACTACTCTCTACCACAAGAGATTGAGAAGAACATTCTTGATTAGATACAAAGCACCATTCGGTAATCTTGTAAATAACACAGCTCAAAGATTAACCTGTGAAGTTTTATATCAAGGCGATAAGAAGATTACATTAGAGAACAAAAATTATGACGATGATATTTCAACAAGAGCTAGACTCAATAGATAAGAATAGTCCACCAGTAGATGCTAAAGATAAACTAGCAAGAGAGATGATGATTAGTTTTGCACATCCAACTATTGAGAACATGAAGAAAGCTGTCAAAGAAATATTTGGTAATGAAAAGTTAGTAGCAGAAAGATATGTGTCTAGCAAAGATAAGGATATGCTCATAGATATTATTGGTAGGGTAGACTACGAATCAAATACAAAAATAGGTGAGGCAAAAACTAAACCACCTACAATTAAAAAGAAGAGAGGCAAAGATGAATACTACATGGCATCAACGCAGCTCCCAAATGATCCTGATCCTATGCACATAAGCCAAGTTGCTTTCTACTATCATTGCACAAACAGAAAACCTTTTTTGTTTTATGTAAATGAAAATGAATACAGAATCTTTGATGACACTCACGATATGTTAAGACCTGATTATTTAGAACACCAATACAATTTATTAACACAAAGATTAAAATCATGGGAACAACTAATTGTATTTTGTAAAGGTGATATACAAAAGCTATCATCCTTTGCCGAACCACCAGAATTAAAT